TATAAACTGATCAAGTTTAGCGCCGGCCGTTGTAAAAGACGGAGTAGGCGGAGTAAAGGCATGATGAAGAATATTTATAGCCCTAACATCACCAGCTGCCCCTAAAAGATATCTGCCATTCTCGGCTATTTTGCTACTGCCAGTTCCAAGAGTTGTGATTTGATATGCATTTCCATTCTCATCAAAAGATGAGATTCTAGAATCTGTACATATAATTGCGTATCTATCGCCCTGAATTCCTACAATTGTTGTCATAATAATATTTGAGGGCGCTCCCTGCACCAAACTTAATCTTTCGAAATAAGTTCGCCAAGAAGCGCCCTCGTATTAAATTATATTATAAATCAGTCGTCTTTGTCAGTCAGATGCCAAGAAATATGACCATCAATTTTCTTGCCTACTTCTTTAACATCATCATGCAATTCTTCAAGTCTTGAAACTACAAAGGCATGGTCATTTTTATTTTCATTACGTGTTTTTTGTAACAAAACAGTAATTACACCTCCTACGAGGCCAATAATCGAAACTACTATTGCAGCCCAAGCCTCATTCATTTTACTTAGCCAATAAGAAATTAGCGATTGTTTCAATATCCATATCGAAATCACCGAACTCTTCCGTGTGAGCCTTCAGGATTTCCATAAGGTCTGCCTTCTTAACTGGATCAGCATCGCCATGAGTAGAGTCTGGTGTTGGAGTAGCAGTGCTCTGTGTGTTAGCAGTGCTTCCAGTATCGGAACCGCCAATACCTCTTGTCTCCGATTCAAGCATGAATGTAACATCCTTAACCGCTTTTTCAAGCGCTTCTTCCTGCTGAGCATGGTATTGAGCAGCAGCAATATGCTCTCTCATCTGGTCAGCCAAGGCTTTTGTCATATCCTCATGCATTTTCTTCATAAACTTATGCTGTCTAGCCATTTCTTCAGCATTATCAACTGGGATTGAAATAAATTTCATTACATTATCTCCTTATTATTTAATTCTTTGACAATAGCCTCACAGCATTTATCAGTGAGTTCGTCTAAAAATCTATTATAGTCTTCTTTTTTCTTTTGATTCATCAAAAGCAGAAGCAAATTCTCAAGAAGATCATCATTTTCTTCTTCTGTTTCGTCTTCCATTTCTTCTTCTTCGTCTTCTGATTCCATTGAAACAAGACCATCGGGAATTACAGCAAATCTGCACTTACCCATGTCTTCAACTTGACCTTCAATTATCTTGCAGACACCTTCTCCTTCATAAAGGACACAGTTTCCACAATGAACACCTATCTCTTTGTCATCGTTCTCTTCAGCAGATTCATATCCTGCCCAGATCCCGGTTCCATCTTCATTGAATTTTCCGTACTTTTCAGCAATTGTTGTTAATGCCATAGCCAACATTGCCTCATCTCTAGTTAAATTAACTTCTGAATAGTCCATACCATCACCTTTACTAATCGTTCTGTACCCTCCGCCTCTTTTTTTATACTCTCTAACAAGCCATGCATTGGCATATGCTGATGGATAAACATCAAATTTTGCTTTAGCTTCTGCTTTGACTTGTGCATACAACTTTTGATTTGTTGGCACATTAACACTCTTCTTTTTTATTGTGCTGACATATATTGGTTTTTTGCCATCTCTTGATTGAGTTGACTCAGCACGCCGTTTTCTTCTTATAGCAGACCGAATTTGTTCTGGTGTCATTCTCGCAGCCCTTGCTGCTGGAACACATTTTGGATATTTTCCACTACTGGCATCCGATCTACCGCATTCTTGGTATCCACCGCCGGCCTTTGGTCTTGATAAATCAACCCATTTCTCACGGAACCATTCAGTCAGGCTCTTATCTATGTCAAAAAGGATTTCTTCTGTAATCTTATACCTTCTCCTGCTGTTTCCATAGCCTTGTTGCGGGTGTTTTAAGCCAGAACCCATAGTGGTTGTTGAAACTTCTCCAACCTTTTCGTACTCACCAGTTGCAATACCCTGAATTGTTGCTTTTCTTTTAGCCTCATTCATTGATTTTTCATTTCCTGGAGTATAAAGATAACATTTACCTTCTTCTTCCCATTTAAAACCTGGTTTTCCTGATTCAGAGCAAGGATTTACTGGCATAGTTTAAACATTCTACCATTTTTCACTTATAAATGGTATACAGATCCTCTTGACTCCACCGTTGAACTGGTATTTTTACATCTTGGAAATACCAAAAAGCCTCTTCGCTTGAATAATATATCCTAGCGTATGCTTTTCTAGCACCTTCATCATAAACTGGGCATCTTGGATTAGGATCTAGATACAAAGCCTTAAAATGGTAGGCATCTTCGTAATGAACAGCATTAACAATTGTTAATTTAGAGTTGCAATACGGACATCTTTTTTCTGGATAGGGGAAATCAGGAATCACTCTCCCAAGTATCATCTTCTTCTTCGTCCTCTTCCTCTAGATCTTCCCCGTTCATAGATCTAAATACTTTTGTTTTTAGTATATAGTCTATTATGCCATCAATTTTGGATTTTGCAATTTCTATTCCATCCATAAGGCAAGAAAGTTCATCAATTGTCATCACATATTCATCGTCTGGTGACACAATAACCATTGCAGGAACGTAACTATTTTCAAAAGGTACGCATTTTATTATCACCATAAGACTTTCAATCTCATTGAAGTCTTCTGAATTATCGTAACTTGATATTTTCATTTTTTAATAAAATATGGACTAATTAAAATTTGCAATCCAATAACAATAAGAATTGGAGATATGATTCCAATATCATAATCTGTTCCAAAATATATTCCAAATCTAAGTGACATTGAAGCAAATACTACCCATATAATATATGTAAATAATCCTTGCATTATATTGCTACCCTTCCAGACTCAATAAAAGCTTGATGTGTATACGGCATAGCGTGTGCAAAAATATTTTCTATAATCTTTGCATATTCATTTATTTCATACTGCGCATTACTATCATTTCTGAGAGAAATAAAGTTAATCAAAGATCTTGCATTAACAGTCCAGATAAACTCAGTATATTGAGATACTGGTAGTACACACCTAGCAATCTCTTTTGCAATACCTAAATCAAGTAATTTTTTATAAGACTGATATGCATGCTGATTACAGTGTTCTATTTCAAGCAATGTTTGCTTAACAATATCATCATTAACTATTTGTTCAAAAGTATAAGCACCGGGTTTACCAACCTGCTTTCTTACATTTTTAGATTCTGGAGTATAAAAATCAATTGTAGATGGAACATGGTATCTCATACTCATTTCATTAAATGATGACCATCTATGCCTCATCCATTCTCTAGTAACGAAAATAGGTGCTTTAATTCTAAATTTAAATACAGCATGTTCAAATGGTGTAGCATGCTTATTCTTCATTAGATAGTTAATCAGTCCAATAGCTTTTGCATCCATCTCGTTTTGATATGAAACAAATGAAACTCTTGCTGCATTAACTACATCTAAATCAGATGCCATTGAATTAAGTAATTCAACTTCTCCATTATCCAGAACATTGTATACGGTTGTATAAGATTTTGTATTGCTCATTGTCACGGTGGTATGCTATCACAGAAATCGGAAAAAATTTTGACTTCCGCACACGGAACAGGAATTTTTTTGCTATGCTTCGCATGCACAGCATGCGAGAGTACTATATATACTCTTATATACAATATAATACTATTTATACCTAGTATTTATTAGTATACTAAAGCATACTGAAGGTTTTTTCATAATAGATTTGGTGATAATGTATGTTAATGGAAATTATTGCGATAGTGGAATCCGATGACTATGGGCCCGCTGCGGTAATGGATCCTGATCATATAACGATCACAAAGTGCGCAGATTTTTATCTAGCAGCAACAAGATGTGTCTTCACAAATACTCCAATCACTTGTGAAATATCAGAGCAAACAGCAAAATCTCTGATACAAAAGGGTGTAAAGTGTTTGGATATTGCTTTTAACTCGGTAGGTACTGAGCAAGAAGACTAAACATCTATGAAAAAAATTAGCTGGTTCAGCCTGAACAATGTTGATGCATCTGGTGAACTTTGGCAAAGCCAAGGTTACTTTAATGCTGCACTAAATACTATCCAAGCACTTCAGTCAAAGAAGTGCGCGGTATTTTATAACAGAGATGATATTGATTTCCATATCAATTTTCTTCCGCCTCATTATTATCAAGTCAAAAATAAATATGTAGTTGGCTACACCCCTTGGGAATCTACAAAGGTTCCTGAATCATGGCTTTATAACATGAGAAGGTGTAATGAGATTTGGGCTACATCTAATTTTGTCAAAGACATTTATATTGAAAATCAAGTTAATGCAAATGTACATGTCATACCTCATGGTGTATCTCCAGAATTTTCTATATATGAAAGAGAACTCACTGGTAAGTTTAACTTCCTACATGTAGGCGGTGATTCTAAGAGAAAGAACGCCCAGATGGTTGTTGATGCCTTCTTGGAGTTGTATGAGGGCGATATGGATTACCAACTTGTTCTTAAATACAATAAATTCTGTCATGCAGAAGCATATGTTGATGGTCAGTTAAGACAAGCATCTCACCATCCACAAATTGTTGGTATTCCAGATATCTTTAATACAGATGACTTAGTGTCTCTTTATCACAAATGTCATTGCATGGTATACCCAACTATGGGCGAAGGTTTTGGAATGATTCCATTTGAATCAATTGCAACAGGTATGCCAACAATTGTGACTAATCTCACTGGAACAGCTGATTTTGCTAAATACAGTATTCCTTTGTCTGCAAAATTTGTTGATGCAGAATGGAATAGTCATTCTTACAATACAGATACCGGCC